TTCACGAGCTCTTGAAGCAATATCTTGCTTGTCACCAGCTTTCATTACATCTTCAATAGTTTGTTGTACCACTGCATCCTCGTAAGGATTATAGAACTGCTGAGTCATGCTTGGGTCATAAGCACCCATAGTATCTTTGTATATTTCTTCAGCTTGTGTGTAATAAGGATCTTGTAATCCTTCTGCTCTTCTTGATTGCTCTATCGCTTGATTAACTAAATCTCTGTTTTGTTGTAAGAATGGTTCAAAGCCACCTATACCTGCTACAGCTTGTTGTCTTGCTAATAATTCTAATGGAGTCAAGCCTGCTGTTTGTTGTAGGGGTACATCACTACCAATAAGATTTGCACCAGCTTGTTGCAACTGTTGAAAGAATCCTGGTGAATCTTGCGTACCAAAGTATAAAGATCTAATTAATGGATCTGTTAGCTTTTCAGATGTTTGTTGTTGTAATAACACAGGATCTATTGCACCCATAGGCATTTGTGTTTGTGCGGGTACTGCTCCAGCCGTAGTTGCCACTGCAGCTGGCTCGGTAGGAGCAGGTTGAACTGGTTCTACAACTGGGGATGGTGGTGGTGTAAATAAAACTGGCTCCTCATTTGTCATCCTAGGTATTCTTTGATCTTCATCTATTCTTTCTATAGACATAAAATCGTCACGTCTTGGTGGAATGATCGGTCTTTGTAGTACCTCTCTTTCAGGTATTAAAGATGTATCTAAAGGCGGTCCACCTACAGGTGTTGGAGCTTGTCTTTGTGATAGCTCATCAATTCTTTTTTGCATGTCTGAAAACCTAGTATCAAAAGCAGATAAGTCTGGTGCTTGAGGTATTTCTATTTGACCTCTTATATCTTCTATAAGCTTTTCTCTATCCAATGTTTTCGGGGTTGGTAAGTTAATACCACTTCTAACATCTCTTATTAAAGCATCTCTGTCAAAAACTGGTAAGTCTTCTTTTCTAGCAAACCCACTTAAATCAGGTGCTTTGTATTCAGGTATGTTAATACCTTCTCTAGCTATAGATAAAAAGTCATCTCTGTAATCTTTAGGATTAAACCTAGGCAAGTCATCTATTCTTGCAAATCCAGATAAGTCTGGTGCCTTGTATTCAGGTATGTTTAAGTTATCTAATCTATCTCTCAAACCAGAAATGCCAGACTGTAAGCCAGATGGATCAAATGCTGGAATCTCTCTACCTTCTAATGCTTGTAATCTGTCTCGCAAGATAGAATCATCAAAGCCAGGAATGTTACCTATACTCCTATTTAATTCATCAAAGCCAGTTGAGTATTTGTTTTCAATAGCACCAATTCTATCTTTTAATGCTCTGTCGTCAAAAGCAGTTGGCAAGTCTCCCTTAGTTAAAAACTGACTGGAGTCAAAAGATGGCAAGGCACCTATTTGTTCTTGTAATCCGCCTATCTGTCTTTCTAAAGCACTTGGATCAAAAGCTGGTTGTGGCATAAATCCACCACTTATTCTTGAATCTGACATACCACCAACACCACCTATAGAAATAGGTTTGCCGATAGGAGCCATTATTGCACCTCTATCAAATGGCATTATGAAGTTCCTACTTTGTTAAATTGCTCAAAGGTTTTCATAAGTTTGTCCATATTCTTTGCACCTTTCTGTCTGTTTGGTTTACCGCTTGGTATAAGTTCTATACCTGTTTCTGTCTTTGTTACTTTAAATCCACCTAAACCATTGTTAGCAGCAGAGGTCATTACAAACTCTCCATCACTCAACATAGCTGGTATGTCATCACTTGTACCTGTTCCTGGGCCTACTGAAGGACCACCCATACGCATATCTAGTTCTTGTAAACCACCCATAGCTGCTTGTTTTCTTATACCTAAATCAAATCCTTGGAATGTAGGAGCAGGCATAAGGTCTGGTCGTATAGATTGTCTTATGTCTTTTAGACCACCCTCCTTACGTTTGTAATCTTCTTTTACAGCTTTACCATATAGTGCAGCCATTGCTAACATTGCAGGGTTAAGTCCACCACCGCTTGTAGATCCAGTCATACTACTTAATAATCCACCGCCCTCTCTTACTGGATCAGATGATTTACCTTTTATTAAATCTTCTATTCTTCCTATACCGCTTTGTCCTGGTTGTTTTTGTCTGAAAAAATCAGTAAAACTACCGCCTGTACCAGGTATAGCTATTGTATCGCCAATAACTAAAGCTGTAGGATCGTCAATTCCGTTTGCTTGCATAAGATCATTTACTGAAACACCTGTTGCTTGTGAAATGCTATATAGAGTATCGCCTGATTCTATTGTTTGTTGGTCAGGTTGTTCACCACCTAATCCCGTAAGTCCAGCGATACCACCTCTTATGGCTTTTGCAGTTCCTAAAACACCTTTACCTCCTAATAAACTTGATCCAATACCGCTTGGTATTCCTAATGCGGCACCAGCACTACTAAGTGCACCACCAAGAGCTGTTCCAACTCCAGGTATTAACAAAGCACCTGCAACTGGAGCTACCTTTTTAACTACTTTCTTTAAACTTTTACCAAGCTTCTTAAGGAAGCCAAACTCTGCCATACCTGTAATAGGGTTGATAGACATGCCTTCACCCACAGTATATTCATTGGGGTCTAGTCCAGCAGACATCATTTCTTGTTGTATTATTTGTTGTGTTTGTGGAGAGATAACTGGTGGGACTACCATTTCTCCTGGTGCTACGTGAGCAAGCATAGAATCTTCTCCTCTTCCTAATCCTGCTATGCCAGTTCCTGTATTGTCAATTTTGTTCATGCTCAAATCATTCCTCTTTACATTTCAACCAAAATACTAATAAGTACCTATCTCCTGATTCTACTGCAAGTCCTCTATGCATATGAGTAAAACTCGGAAAAATTAGAGCGTGGCCTGTAGGTAAGGGCTCGACTGTACCACGTTTTAAAAACTCAGTTCCGCCACCTTTGTACTTTCCAGTGTTCAAAGGAACTACCATACTAATATCAGCACTTGCATCATGATGCCAAGCACCTTGTTTTTTATCCTGTAAATTATAGTTAGCTATTTGTATTGCACCATCATCTACGTGCCTATTCCAAATATTCAAAAATATAGGATTTCCTATAGTATATATTGTTTGCATTAGAGATTGAAAGATTTGTGGACAATTATCTTGAAAAGTTATTTCTGGTATTTGCCGTAAATTATCTTCTTCTGGATTGGGTTTGAAGCCAAAATGTGCTTCAAGGTTCTTCATTTCATCTAAAAGTATGTCGCAAAACTTTTCTGAAAAGAATGGCACTGTATACACATCTTTTAACGGTTCTTGGATAATTTTATCTAGTTTAGTATCTTGTCTTGGCTTTGTACCACTATCTTCGTAAAAGTTTACTATAGGTTGTATTGATTCTTTTACAGCATCAAATGTGTCTTTTTGTATGTACCAATCAGCAGGATAAGTAAGTAAAAGGTTTTTGGTTTGATAGATTAAGTTTTCTGCCGTATTACTCATAAAGTTATTGTGGTGCTACCTGCTATTTTTATAGTAACCTCGCCAACATCACTTGTCATCTCAAAACCTTTAGCTAGTGTTCTATCTCCTATGTCTACCCACTTATTACCTGTGTAAACTTGTAAAACACCTACTGTAGTGTTCCATATGATGCTACCGTCATTAAATTTAAGCGTATTTTTTTCTTCGTCACTTATTTGTCTAACATTATCTAGATCTACTGCACCTAGATTTATTTCAAGTATTCTTACTAATCTGTTGAAAAGGTCAGAAGTAACCGTATCACTAGCTATAGGTAGCTGTGTTTGTAGAAGTTTGCTCATCTTTTACCGTCAGGCTTTATATCTATACGTGTGGCTCCTAGTCTCCAACCTATTGATAAATTACCATCACTTGAAGCATCGTCATCGGATTCAAACCTAAGTGCTATTTGTCTGGATCTACTTCTAACAAAGGCTTGTTGTGTAGACGAGCTGATTGCACTGGTAGAATTAGTTGTAAGACTATCACCAGGAAAGTTTCTTGTTTTAAGAACTACATTTACATTACCGCTATTATCATCTTGTATAAATTTGTAGTCTGGTATTATTCTTTTTATAAATGAAAATTGTTCGCCATCTCCTATATCTAGATCAGAACTTTCAATATATACGTTTGTCATAGGTGAACCGTCATCATTAAAGCCAAGCTCTTGTTGATATAAGTATCCGCCACTTACGGCTCTTGGGAAGTTTTCAATACCAGAGTCAAGCCAAGCAGTTCTAGTTAGCTGTCCGTAGAACCAAATACCTTCTACATAATTGTATATAACATATCTATCTACTTCGGTTGCACTACTAGAGCAATAGAACCAACCTACTTCACTTTTATCTTTAATTGTAAAAGCATTTATTTTAAATGACTGAGTAAGGTTAATATCTGTAAAGACATAGTTATGAACTGAACAGGGTAGAGTTGCTACACTACCGTTGTATGAATAGAAGTTGTTATAACTCATCCAGTAAACACCACTAGGAGTTGTTATTGCTGCTTTAGGGCCTATTAAGCCTGTACCTTCGTTAATTAAATTAATACCAAAAGTAAATGGTGGACCTATAAACTGCATACTGTAAAGAGCTGTATCAGTCCAGACTAATATTTCTTGCCTAGCCTTTACACCACCAATAATAGATGAGCCAGACGATAGTCGTAGTGATCCTGCTGTATTTGTTGATAAGGGTTCAAAGTCTAGTGCATTTTCTTGATCACTAAATGCTATAAGCATAGGATCTATGGCTCCTGTTCTAGAAGATCCAGAGATAGGATCAGCACCTAACACTATAAGATGCCTGTCTTTTTCAGATGTAATAACCTGTAAGCCTTTAGTAGGTACTAAGTTAGCACCTGTAATACCAGATAACTCCACGGCTCTTGTTGCCAAGCCGTTGTTTTCAGTCCATTTAAATATACCAGCATTTCTTTGATTTATTATTAAATCTTCACCAAAGTTATCATGTGTCCAGATTCTAAGCTGATTGGTATCACTTAGTGCAGATGTACTACCAAAAGCTCCTTGACCCCATCCGTTTAAACCCCAACCTGTTCCAGGAACATATACGTCTAAACCTACATTAAGTTGGTAAGCACCAACAACAGATGATCCACCATTACCACTGTCAGAAGCATTTGCAGTTACAGTAGCACCAGATGTATCTTTAGCCTCAATAGTATAACTATTAGCGTTTACTACATTTGCTATTTGGTATTCTTGATTTAAAACCGAAGCAATAACATTACCACCTAAACTTGCAGCACCACTAAAAGTAACAAAATCATTCTTTACAGCACCATGTGCAGTATCTGCAACCGTTATTGTTGCGTCACCATTTGCAGCAGAGAATGTAACGTCACCTGCTGACGTAGTAGATCTTATGGGGGTTATGTCATTAAAAGCATTACCAGCTTCTATATAGTATTTCCAAGTTGTGCCTACTCCTAAAAATTTAGTACCGCCTAAAGAAATCCAAGGATGTAAAGCTCTTGCTGTACCTACATAAGTATTGGTTGTTAATTTTTCCCAACCACCAAACTTTTCTGGTCTGCCTTTTCTAAATCGTACAAGATTACAATCAAACCATCCGCCTTCGTTATCATAAGCAGTACCTTCTCTGTTAATACCTGGTCTAAATGTAAGCTTCTGTAAGGGCATACTTATACCTCATGCCATTCTTTGCCTTCAAATAGCAAAGCTTCTGCTTCTCTACGTCTAATAAGGCCTTGTAAAACTTTCCCGCCAGCTTTGTTCCACCTCTTGATCTGGTTTGGAACATCTGCCCAGTCTTTATTGTTTAGTTTTTGCAATAAAGTTGATGAACTAAAGTTTGATGGGCCTAGATTAAAAACCCAAGCAACTAACGCATCAAATTCGTTTTGTTTTAAATCTGTATTTACCATATGGTTTACATAACCCTCGTATTCGTCCATTTCATGTATAAGTAAATCCTCTGCTTCTTGCATACTAATCTTCATACCATCCTCAACTGGCTCATCTTTATACTTAGTTGACCCATATCCTATTGTAGGAACATTTGCCGCACATCTATAACTTAT